CATGTTGTTGATGCTCTCCCAGTGCGGAGATATCTACAATTGGGAGTTGAAATGCATTTTGGCTGGCAATACAAAGGAATTTTCCATGCAGGTGATTGCGGTAGCTTACTCATTGCTAATGCTGCCAATATCCAAAGGCGCCTTTTAGGTATGCATGCGGGTTCTGTCACTACTGCGTCGTATGGAGTGGCGGTTTTGTTTACTCAGGAATTGCTCCAAGCTATGATCGATAAACTTGACCAAGTGCACTCTAACATCGTGTTAGAAGACTTACCCCCTGTGACCTTTGAGGCTCGTCCCCAAGGCCCGCAAGGAATTTTCACTACACTAGGAACTATGCCTCAACATCTCGTTCCTGGTGGAACCAACAAAACTCAGATTAAACCCTCACCCATTCATGGAATGGCGTACGAAGTTACAACCCGACCCCCCTACACCGTCGAAGAAAGAAAGCAAGTTGGCTTAGGTGACCTTTTCCGCAATGCTGTGGAAAAATATAGTGTCCCCTTTACTCCTTTTCGAGTAAACACAATGAAAGTTGTGGAAGCCCACTTGAATGACGTCTTTGACAATGACTTCCCCCCGACTATGCCCAAACGACTCCTGACCTGGAAAGAAAGTGTCGTGGGAATTCCCGAAGTAGACTACGTAGACTCCATTAATCTATCGGCATCTGCTGGGCACCCATTCACTACTCCTTCCATACCGAAAACCAAACCTGGAAAACGAACATGGATCAACGAAGACGGTACGATCGTTCCGCAGTTGCTTGCTGAGCTCGAGTTGGAAGACTCACTCATGCGGCAAGGACGGCGCCCCATCTTCGTCTGGACTGACCTGGAAAAAGACCAACGATTACTCAACTCAAAAGTTGCCGCTGGCAAGGTTCGCGCCTTTACTAACGGTAATTTGAAAGTGTTGTTGCACACGCGACGATACTTTGGTGCATTCAGTGCTGCGTTTTATGCTTCACATCTTGAAACGTTTTCTGCAGTTGGCATTGACATTCACGGCCCTGAGTGGAGTAAACTCTTGAACAAGTTGCACTCGAAAGGTGCTAACGCGTTTGACGGCGATTTCGGTCGCTGGGACGGTTCCATGAAACTTGATTGTATGCTGTTGTTTGTGAAACTGGTTAATAGGTGGTACAATGACTCTAAAGAGAATCAGCGCGTGCGCGAAGTTCTCATGGATGACTTGATTCATACCATTCAACTTTTCCGGAATACCTTATATCAGACGCATCAAGGGAAC